CGCCAGTAGACCCAAGACAACGCCGCATCATTTTGGCGGCTGTCTTCAATCCCGCGGGCGTTCACTGCATCAACCGCTTGCGCTAGCCATCCGCTAACCAAATCATCCAGGTTGTTTTCAGGAAACAGCGCAGGCATTAACTCGCCTTCTGGCTGTACGCAACTGGACGAAGTAACCGTGATAGTCATAGAAATTAAGCGAACGTAATAGCGCCAGAAACGGAAAGCGAACCGTTAGGCATAACCACAACTAGATAGAATGTCGGCGTGCCGGAGTCGGTAATGTTGACATCGCAGCGCCCCGACGTATCGAAAACCATAAGGCCGTACTTTTCCGCCACGGCCTCAATAATCTTGCCGTTTGTGCCGCTGGCCGTGCCGCCGGTTGGTGCGCTGGCCGCTGGCGTTTGCCCCGCGCTAGCCGTGGACAAATACCACGGTAACGCCTTCCGCACCGCTACGGCCACACCAGCGCCGTCATACAGTTGCACAGCCACATTGATAACATCGGTCGCTTCTGTGCCTACCGTAATCGTTGCGCTCAATGTGGTAACGTCTGCGGCTGTGATGGTCCCTTTGGCGAGTAACTTGCCAACTACCGCCGCGCCTTTAGTTAGTAGATTGCTCATGTTGTTTCCCCTTGCGCGCCGGTGTGGGCGTAGCGGACTGAGTGACCGGCGCAATGTAGCGCTGCTCGGTCAGTTGCTTGATGCGCCGCACCGAAACAAAGTCGGTTTCAGCCAACACCGTACCGGCCTCATGTCCAGAAAACGGGCGAATGACTTGATAACTGTTAGTCATCAGACCACAGCCCCATTGTAGAAATACCCAAGGTCTGTCGCCACAACTTTGTTATCAAAAGCCAGTTCGATTTCGATGCGGTCACTCTTGATTTGTGGGATATAGAAGCGACTGATCCCGATGTTTGTGCCAAGCCCTTGGCTTACACCGTTCCAAGCGAACCCGTAACCGGCGCTCGGAGCCAGCAACCCAGGATTCGGGTTAACATAGCTCAAGAGAGCATGTTTACCATGCGTAAAGGCATAGGCCGCCGTTTCGCCTTCGTAGTTGGTTGCTTTGATGGCTTTAGCAACATAGACGTTATCCAGGTCAAAGAAAGACGCCATCATCTGCTCTGTGATGTTGTCGGGCGAGGTGTATTTGAAGCGGTCCACAATGTCAGGGTGATATTTCAGCTTGCGAAACACCTGATAACCCATCGTGAGCGTGTTGGGCAAAAAGCCGGTCGTACTCAAAATGGTTTCTTTGCCAGCTTCAATGTCGTTGATTGGGTCGCTGTTGGTATAGTCTGACCAGTAGGTGAAGTCACCGCCGCCACCATTCGCGCCACCGGCTTTGTCGGTTGCCCAAACAGAGGTAGTAAAATAGTCCGTTACCCACTGGATTTCTTGACGGAGCAAACCGCGCTGGGTTAAGAATTGCGTAGCATCGCGGTCAGGGTTGAGCGGGCTGTCAGTATTGGCGCGCACCTGGTCGTCAATGTCTTTGTGCAAGGACCACACGTCACAGCTATAACTAGCCGTTGACACACCGTAACCACTACCGGCGCTTTCTGTGCCACCGGCGCGGCGTTGCATTTCGTCGCGGAACCAGTCGTTCTTGGTGTAGGTGTAATACAAATCGGTTTTCTTGCTGACCGGCACAATCGGAAAAACTTTACCGGCGACAAAATGATCTTGCATCTGCACATAAGCAACGCTGATATTCGTCAGCACCGCGTCAACATGCACAGACGTTTGTGTTGGTTGTGGCATTGTCTAATCTCCCTTATGCCCCGCGCGCCGGCGAGGCGCAGTTAATAACAGCGGTAGCCAAACCCGCAGCGGCTCCGGTGGTTGTAATGGCTACTCCAACCACGTATTTGGTTGTATCCGTGCCTTGCGTCATCACAGCGGCTTGACCGTCGCTTGACGTGCAAAGCGAGTTACCAGCGGTCAACGCAACGTCGCTGGAAATCTTGGTTACGCCGATGCAACAGACTTCCGCCTCGGCTCCGCTCACCGGCGCATTTTGCAAAACGCCGATAGGCTTGTCAGTGGTCGCAGCGCAGACCGTAACGGTGTTAACGCCGCTCATTTTCACAAAATAGTATTGTTTGGCGCTCAAGTCAGCCGATGCAGTTAGCCCCGGCAGCTTGATTTGTGGCCCTTCGTATGCCATGTTTACTGCTCCTTTTGATGCTGTTCGTACAATTTCGGGTTGGCGTCAAGCGCACGTGCAAACGCCACGGCGTAAGTCAATTTAGCGTCAGCCGCCATCATCTCGCGGGCGATGCGGTCAAGCTGTTGCTGGGCGGTTTGTGTGGTCCCTTCGCGGCTTGAGCCGGTTTCCTTGAGTAATTCGCTGGCGTTCAGTTGGGCGGAAAAGGCGTTCTGTTGCTCAACGTATTGCTTGAACAACTCGCTGCCCTCGCCTAACTGCGCAAGTACGCCCAGATGTAAGGTGGGATTGCCAACCCACGTTGCGGCAAGCGCACGAAAGCGGGCGTCTTGCGCTTCCTTTTCCATCTTGGCAATGCGTTCGGTCGCTGCGGCTAATTCGTTCGCTGCAACCTGTTCTTTTGCAGCGAGAGCGGCTTTCATTTCGGCCACTTGTGCCTGTAACTTAGCCACATCTTCGCTTTGCGCCGCTTCGGTTGTTTCCGGCGCTTTTTGTTCTTCGGTCATCTTGGTAAACTCCTTTAGGTCTACTCCACGCGCTGTAAAATATTTCAGCGCAAATTCAAAGGCTTTTTGAGGTGCTACCCCCATATCGCCCAAATAACTGTCAATGTCGTCAAAAGCGCCCTCGGCTAGTTGGTTTGTAGCCCACAAGTTAGCGCTAAAAATACCGTCACGATTCGCAGCCGGTTCGTCAACAGCGTCACAAGCGACAAGGTTATGGATACGGGCCACAGGGATTTGCGTAGTAGAGTTGGCGGGGCGATCTTCCATACTACCGGCTTCAATTTCCATGCCATTGTCCAGAGGCCAAACGCGCTTGGTGTCAATGACCACAGACATACCGAAAGCTTCCGGCTCTTGCTCGGCCATATCCATGACATACTCGCCAAGGTTGCCGGATGGCGATTTGAACGCCAGTGCGGATAGGTGCAGATCGGCCACAGCCTTGTCAGCCTCTTGGCGGAAGTTGCGCAACCGGCCCAACAGTTTGCCCATGCCATCGCTGGATAGCCCTGGATGTGTAAAGCGGCTCTTGATGCCTTGTTTGGCGTTGTTGCCAAGCGTGACAAGCTGCTGAATCGAGGTGTTGTCAAGCGCCATGCCATGCCCAAGCGCTTCCACAGCTTGAGCGCAGGAAACGCCGTAGATAACGTGGGCTTGCCGGTCCACTTGTGCCGGTTTGTCTTTGAGCGGTAAACTTCTAAAGCGTTCGATTGCCATATTTTTTCGCCAAATAAAAAAGCCGTTTTCCTACTCTCAATGTAGTAGGAAAACGGCTTTAGATGTATCTGGCTATATGGCTAGTCTAGCCACATGGCTAGGGGCGAATTGCGGGAATCCTCTCGTAGCTTACCTTGGCGTAACCAACTACGGCAATGTCTACTTGATTGCCTTGTGGAGCGTCAACTAAAGCGATACCATCTATTTTCTTTGGGTCGTCCGTCAAAAATGCCACCATGAAATAATTTGCGTCCTGCTTCAAGTGTACCCATGCGCCACGAATAAGCGTTTCGCCTGCATAGCAACTCCATATCTTGCTAACTGGTGCAATCATTCCCGCTTTCCCTCCTGGCACAATTTGGCAACTAATTCCGGCCTACTCGCAACGCCTAGTTTATCGTAAATTTTGCCTAGATGCCATTTGGCGGTGCTGCGGCTAACACCAACTTGACGCGAGATACCCTTGACGGTTAGCCCTGGTTGATTACGGACAACTTCACATACCTTTTGTTCGTGTGGTGTTAATTTGCTCATAAGTTCGTTTAAGTCGCTCACACATTTATTAACGCTTGCTACCCAACCAATCCCCTAGTTCGCTTGTTGGCACGTCTCGATAATCGACTGAGCATCTACAGTGAGAGCCACATTGACAGCTTTCTCCTGGCGCTACAACCTCACCGGCCATTACCCAACCTCGATCATAGTATTCTGGGCATTGCGGACAATGAGCAGCCGCTGGGTCTAGCCGTCGCCTTGCAATCGTGGTCATGTCAGCGTCGCCGGTTCCGGCGTTGTCACGCTGCGTTTGGTAGTAGAGCTTGCGCCCCTCGCCAACATAGCCGTCAATCCGGTTCAATAGCTGCGGCAAGGTTACTTTGCCGTCTTGCACATCTTGCGCCGTGCCGATGATACGGGCGTACTGCTCACGCAGGCTTGCACCGGCTCTACCAAAATCACGTTGGCTCAGTTGGTCAAATCCCCCTTTGGCAAGTGAAATTTGCTGAATTTCCAACCGGCGCACTTCCGTTCGCATCTGCTCCACCCATACAGACGGCGCAATGCGGCCTTCGTGGTAAGCGGTCGCAAGTTCGTGTAACCGGCTTTCAGCGCTGCTCACTTGAGCGTCTAGTAAGTTGGTGATTTCCCGCCGCGCCACAAAGCGCCCCGTATTCAAGTTGCGGTAACGCTGCGTGTCGGGATTGTAGGTGTAACCAGGTAACGGGTCACTCGCCATTGCTTACCACCGTTGCATCAAGCAATCGCTTAAACTTTGCCGGTATGCTATCGTCTGCGTACCACGCCACCCGCGTATCATGTAGCACCGTTTCATCGTCGGGATTCTCGGCAATGTCCAACACTGTGGGAATCCATGTATCAGGGTCGCTACCGGCGGGCATGGTGTCAATCGCCCATTTTGCGCTGCGTGCGGCGTCAACAGGGTTCACACCGGCGTCAATTAGCGCCTTGGTTTGTTTGTCAATCCATTTGTGTGTGTCCATTTACCACCCCGCTACAATGCGCTGCGCCGCTTCCAACATTGCCGCCATCTCCTTAGCGCTCATCTGCCCTTGTTGCTGCCCATCCTGCCCATTTTGGTTATCCGCCGGTTGGTTGCCTTGGTTCTGCTGCGCTTCCGCCGCTGCCTTAGCCGCATCCTGTTCGGCTTGCTTCTGCGCTTCGTATTCGGCGCGTGCTTCCTCGCTCATCATGGGCAAGTCGGCTTGTTGGCGCAGGTAGTTCTCTAAATCCTGGTCAGGGAATAGCGGCATACCGGCCCCATTCATCGCTGTAATAAAGGCGCTCAACGCTTCAAGGCTAATCTTTTCCAAATCGCCATGCACCAAGCAAGGCGGCTCCTCTACCTGGATGCCGTTCAGACGCAATAGACGCGGAATGGCGTGCCGGTTGATGACATCCGCTATGCTATCGAGCCAAGCGCCGACAGCGGTAGAAAACAGCGTTGTCTTGTCGCTGGATAGGCTGAATGAACCAACCGCCTCATGCCCAAGTAAGATAAAATCCGCGAGTACCGTCATAGCAATGCGCTGGTCATAGCGGGCGATGATTTTATCTGTGTCGAATTGCCTTGCGCCGCCGGTTGTGAGCAAAGACAAATCATAGTAAAAATTACCGTTCGGGTCTTTATCCGATGGCAAAATCACGCAGGCTTCTTCGTTGTTGCGCAGGTTGGTTCCCATCTGCTTGAGCGAAGCGTACAGCGCTTGAGCGGCGGCGGCTGCGTTGGGTTCCATAATCGACTTGGGCGCACGAATAAACGGGATACCGGCTAGGTCACGCTCAACGCCAATCCCCTCAATGACTTCCATGTTCTTCTTGTAGTACCACGGGCGATAAGCATTGCGCAGGATGCTGCGCCCTTCTGGGTTATTTTTGCGGCTGGTTGAGCGAAACAGTAGCGCCTTTTCAATCGGAATCATAACCGGCTGATACAAAGGCGGCGCTTGTTGCCACAGCCCTTGAATGCCGCCGTCATCATCGAATTCCCACTTATCAAGCGTGTCTTGGCTGCGGATGCTCCACTTGCGCCAACCCAAGCGCCCATCAGTGTATTTGCTGCGCTTGCTTGGATTCGCATTGTCGCCTTGGCGATACTTGTAGACCGTCTCAAGATAGCTCCAACCAAAGGGCAACATAGAAAGAATCTCGGCTAACGTATCCTCCCAAGTGGCGCTCATGTCATCTAGGCACGATTCCACAAACTCGGCTACATCGTGATCGGCTTGGTCTTTGCTGGCCGGTTCCACCTCCCAGGAAACTTGCCGAATGAGCATTTCAATGGCAAACAAGAAAGCGCCAATAACCGGGTCTTGGCTCTCCATTTCCTTGACGGTCTTTGTCCACTTCGGACCTTGGAGTTCTCTCAGGATTTCTTCTTGGACATAGCCGCTATAGCGGTTTAGACCGGTACTGCCGATTTCGATTAGTAAGTCGTTTGCCATTAGTTAATCTTCCAAATATTGTCTTTGCCCATACCGGCAAGTGAAAAGTCTGTAGGCGCTCTCCCGCCATCAAAATACATCACACCATAGCGCAAGGCATCTAAAGCGTGATCGTAAGCCTTGACCGGCTCCTCTTTAACTGGCTTGCCGTCCTTACCTTCGGGGTAAGTGTACACCTGAAATTCATCTTCTATCTTGTATGGCTTATAGGTGTCAACCAGGCTTTTATCCGGCTCTACCAAGGAATCTTCAAGCACATA